CGTTGTCGATCGACTCTGCGAGGAACACCACGCAGTCGATTATGGCCGTGAAGAAGCTCTCAGGCACGGCCGTTATCGTAGAGGCCAACCCAAGCTCGTCGGGAGTGTCCACATACTCTACGACCAACTGCACACCTGCGGCAGGCCGAGGGTATAGGAAGAACCGCGTGGGGTTGCGTGGGTGCCGCATGAAGTTCACAGGCTGTCCTGCGTCCTCGGACACCCACGCCGGGTACATCTGGTCAAGGGTTTCCCGATTGACCTCCGTGACCGCACCGCCACCAGCAACTTGGAAGACCTCTACGAGGCGCACTGCAGAGGAGGGCAGGCTCTGAAGCACGGAGCCTGCGGTCGTGCTGACGTTCTCGATCACTGTGAACAGGTCAGGCCGGAAAGGCATGATCCGCTTAATGGCCTGATTAACGAACCCTAAAAGCATCGTGTCGCCGTACCGGTACGGGACACGGTTGTCCTGTACCAGTTGTCGTACTTGGGCGATCACGGTAGCGGGTGTCACGACGGCAGACCCTTCGAAGCGTCAGCGCTGAACTCCTCAAACGCATCAGGTTCATCCGTAATGATATCGGTGTATAAATCAAGCCCTGTAGGCGCAGGCGCGGTCAGGCCCGCCTTGCCGCCCTTGGTCGCACGAGTTGCTTTGGTAGCCGCAACGCGCTCCGCTGCATGCTCTGGGATGAACCGCTCTGGGAAAGCTTCCATCTCATCGACTTCCCGGACCAGCGGGTTCTCAGTTAGGATTTCGCTCCACTCATAGATGGTGCCGTCAGAGATATGTTTCATGTACCGCATGGTAGTCCTTTCAGTTTAGGCGATGACGCCCTTGATGATGGCGAATGATAGGACGGGAGTGTCCGAAGGTGATGAACCGCTACCGTTATGCCGGATGGCAATCTTGCACGAGCCTGTGGCTACAGCAGTGACCTGAAGGGTATAATCCGAGGCAGTGATACCACTCTTAAAGTTCAAGATGATGATATCTGCGGCTTCGATAAAGCTGTTGGTGAGTGTGAACTCGACCGACGTGTTTGCAGTCATAGCGCCCGCAAACAGAGTGATCTGGCCGCTTGGCTTGTTGAGCGTTACGCCCGTGGTACGGCTAGTTAGCTGCGTAACTGTGCCACCAGCGCCAGCGCCAAACCCTAGTTGGGTTGTCGCTTTGATCTGCTGTGATGACACAAGGGTCATACCGGAGAACGTGCCCGAGAAGGCCACGCCCGAGATGGTGCCACCCGTTATGGTGACGTTATCGAAGTTCTGAAGGGCCAGAGAGCCAAGGCCAAGATTGGTCCTTGCCCCGGCTGCTGTTGAAGCGCCGTGCCCACCACAGTTGACAGCTAGTGGAACGATGTTTGTGATAGTGCCGCCATCGATGGCAGCGTTGCTCATGCTGACGACACCGGTCCCTGTGGGTACCAGAAAGATACTGGCGCTAGTCCCGACGGCCGTTATGACGTTGCCGTATAAGCGGATGGAGCCGATGGAGATGGACGAGATGCCGACCTTAAGCGCAGTGCCAACACCGGCCGCGCTGAATACAGTCTTCTCGGTGGCGGTAGGACCGCCGTCAATGTGCAGGAGTTGCGTGTACGACGCTGAGATAGATAGACCTGTTAGAGACTCAGCCATCGTAATCCCCTTGAAAAGAGTGGGGGCCTAAACCCCCACCCCCTCATATTCTAGGTTTTAACCGTTACAGTCAACGATCAAGGCCCACAGGCGAACAACAGCCACGTCAGTTGCAGCAGTGTCGATTGTGATGTCGATCGTGTCCGCGGCCGCATAGAACTGCGGAGCGGCCAGAGCCGAGACAGTGTGAGCCACTGCGTTGAGGCTCGTGTTCGATAGGTAGCGAGTGGCATTGGTGCCGTCGCCCACGTCGATCGTAGCGGTTGCGCCTTCAGCCTTGGTAACATCCAAGCCGACGGCCAGCACAAGGGTGCCAGCGGCGACGGGGAGGACCTGCAGGATGTCGGTAGCCGTCAAGGCGGCGGCACCGGCAGCGGTACGGGCGGCTGCAATGGCAGCGAAGTCAAGGATGACTTCGACCTGCGAGTACAGGTGCGCGGCATAGGCTGGGAACGAACCCGTTCCCTTAACGAAGCCGAGCGAGTCGGTATAGGTAGCCATAGTTCAATTTCCTTCCCAAGGAATGAGGAAAAGGGGCTGCGCTATGCAGCCCCTAACCGATTAGGCCAAGGTGACCACGGACTGCAGCAGAGCCTCAGGCTTCACAACCTGATAGCCATAGACCTGCAGGCCACGGATGATGTCACCGAAGGTGGACTCTGACCGGATCGTCTCCATCTGCGTCATCTGCGATGCGAAGGTGAAGCCCATCTTATGACCGGCCACGAGGCTGAACTTGCCAGAAGCGTTGTTCAGGTTGTGGCTGACATAGATTTCGAAGCGATCGATCATGCCAAGGCGACCGTTACGGAGAACCGTCTGAGAGTCTCCGGTCAGCGAAGCGTCACGCAGATCGGACTTCTTGATCAGACCAGCCATCTTGGCAGGGATGACCACGAAGCGACCAGCTTCAGGAGCATTGGCCTCATCCAGAACGGTACCCATATCGACCAGAAGGTCGAGCACTGCAGTCGTGGAGGACGCACCATCCTTGGTCACCGACAACGGAGAACCCGTGGTGCCGAGGTTGAAGTTACCCGTGACGCGACCTGCATTGGCACCCTTATTCAGGGAGCTAATACCGGGAAGGATATCCGTCAAGACACGAGTGTCGATCTGGATTTTCATCTTCTCAGACGCATCCTTGGACCAGAGGTCCATCAGCTTGACGTCGGTCTGGGTCTTATCAATGTCATCTTCGATACAGGCGAAATACTCGCCCTTATCGATGAGCAACTGAAGCTTTGGCTTGTCGGTCTGTTCGACCTTCAAGCTCTGACCCTTGACGTATGGGCGGATCGTCACTTCAGGCGAGGTACGGATGTTGACCGTATCACCGAAGTTCTTAATCTCACCTTCATAGTCGGTGTTGGAGATAGCGGCGAGAACTGTCGCGTCGTAGAAGTTCTCGATCAGTTTGCCAGACCAGATTTCAGGGATGAAGTTCCCCTCAAACTTAGGCTGACCAGCAATTTTGGGATAGGCCATAGCGAGCTTCCTTGTTTAATCATTGAACAATGCGCTCATCTCGCTGTGCGGCAAAGATGTCACGCTCGATGCGAGCCCGCTCTTCTTCCCGGCCTTTGTAAGCACCCTTACGAACATCGTCAAAGAAAACGGCGATATCAGTACGAGTGTACGTCTTCCGGTCCGAACCTTGCACGGGGGCTCCGGACTTTCCGCGTCCGGGAGCAACCTGCCGTTGGAGTTCTGAAGTAGCAGCGGGCACTTGGGGCTGAGCAACTGCCGTTCCTGCATTACCACTCCAAGTCTTGAAGAACATAGCCACTCGTTGTGCGTCAAGGTTGCGCTGGGCATCCTCAAGGTACGTTTGGCGGCTAATGCCACTCATGGGGTCGATCTCCAAAAGCCACGACTGGAAAGCCGGGGCGCTGTTGATAGACTGCCACTCTGGCACATTCGCTGTGAGGTCGGCCCAAAACTGCTGGTCTGCGTTTACAGCCTGCCGGGACGCCACCTGCTCAATGCGGGGGATCACGGTCGTCTGCATCTGGCGAACCGTTGCCTCTAACTGGTCAATCCGCTGTTGGGCGGCTGCTGCCACTTCTTGACTAACCCGGCGCATGACGTCGATAGAGTCCCCATATTCAGCCCGGTCATTATCTGTGACTAGCTGCGCAGGAGTGTCCACCGGCTTAGCGGCTTGGGTATTCAGAGAAGCGAGCAGAGTTTCGAGGTGCGTTACTCTGGCCGTTAGCTCCCGGCGCTCCGCGTGGAGCTTAGGAACCTCAGCGTTATACATCCCCTGAAGGGACTTATACCGCTGCTCAAAGCTGTTGTCTTCTTGCTTGGGAGCCTCTGGTTGTTGCTCTGCAACCTTTGGCTCGGGGGGAGTCTCGTCGCTATTGTCGGCGCTAGGGAGTTCATTACTTCCCTCGTCAGGGGCTGAAGGATCACCTTCAGTATTAGCCTGCTCTAGGGATTTGTAATGGTTGTCTGCAGCCTCAATTTGCCTACGGACTTGTGCGGGAAGGGACATGGGTACGCTCCTTATCGGTGTGCGTGATTAAACGGCTGGCGCTAGACCTTTGCCGAAATGGTAGGGGCTTCAAGGAGAAGCTTGTGAAGCT